ACTGATACACCAAAGAACCTGCCGCGCCGCCTGTGACGTTCGTTGCTGTAGTTGCTGTGCCAACTGTAATGCCTGTCGGGTTAGACCACTGCGGGGCACTGCCTGTAGAAGACAACAAGAAGCCGTTGGAGCCAATTGAGAGTTTGGTAAGCGTTGTGCCTGAAGCGTAGTAAGTTGTGTCCCCCGCTGTAAACGTAGACTGACCTGTACCACCATTAGCAACAGGAAGAACGCCAGAGACGTTAGCCAGATTAACTGTACCAACCGTTGACTTCAACGCGCCTGTAGTATCAAACGTACCATCGGTTGTCCATGTATCACCGACCTGCAAAGTGACTTTGGTTAAAATACGAAGCGTACTAGCGTTGTTGTAGTAAAGCGTTATAGTAACGGCGGCTGTATCGCAGTTCTCTATGTTGATGCTTTTGATAATACGACGGGTAGAAGCCGCAGGGGCTGCTACTAAAGTAACCGTAGATGCGCCGTTTAACGCGCCATCAGATGCGCCTTCAGTAAATGTTGCGCCGGTATTGTCTGAATATGCAGTAACAAACCCCGGGTTAATTGTAGTAGGCGTACCACTCATTACCGCTTGAATGGACTTCGATGTTGAGTCTAGGATAAGCATGTTTGCCCCTTAACTAAAAAACCAAGCATAGGACTCTGCTTGCGGATTTGTTACTGCTTTTCCAGCAGGGTACGTAATGAATACGTCTTGAGTACCAGTATTAAAATTAACTGTGCTTCCAGAGTTACTAGAAGATAAAACTGTTGTTCTTGTCAGGGTGTTTACACCTGAGTATGTGCCGATACCAACTTCCCAATTAACCCCGCCTTGGTCTGCTATGGTGTAGAAGCACGTATCGCTAACTATCAACACTGCGCTAAATGGTTGGAATCCTGTAGCTGCGCCCAACAACGTAACCGCTCCGGTTCCGGGGGCTGACGCTGTTTCTTTTACGCGATCTGCTTGAACTAACGCCATAGTGGCACCTTTAAATCGTATTGATTAACACCCAATCGCCTTGCTCAGAAGTATTAATAGGTGTCCAATCTACATTGTACAAGTCACCTACCGAACCCCTAGCCGCTGCTCCTGCCAATGCTACGGAAATTACTTTGTTAACACTAGCCACTGCCGCCGCCGCTTGTACTCCAGTAAGCGCAACTGCAAAACCCGGAGCGATGGTTCCAACTGTACCTGCGGCTGCTACGCCTGTGGCGGCTTTTATTTCCCCACCTAGTGGTGTTACTGTACCAACGTTTCCTACCGCACTAACTCCTGTTACTGAGTTGTTGTTAGTTGACTCCGTCAACATCGTGCCTAAGTTACCAAATGCTACAACACCAACACCCGCAGTAAACGAAAGAACAATACCGACACTGCCTTCGGTTTGGTTGCCATTTAAAGCAGACGCAATAGCAGGTAACACCGTGCCTCTAAACCCACCAGCTTCTACACCTGTTAGTGTCTGGAAGTATGCATTAGTGCCTGTAACATCGCCGACATTTCCTACCGCGTTAACCCCAGTAATACCAAGCGTTGTGGATGTAGCTACATTACCCACATTGCCAGAAGCAGTAACCCCGTTAAGCGCGACAATACTGCCAGCCAACGTCGTAACCGTACCAACCGTACCTGTTGCAAGAACCCCAGTAGCAGGTAAGTTCGGGCCGCTTGTACCTACAATATTGCCAGCAAAACCAAACGCTTCGTTATGGAACAACGATGCAGAGCTTTCTGGGAACGCTACTACTGTACCCGCACTTCCAGAAGCCGAAACCCCTGTAAGAGATACACCAAGCACCGCTATAACATTTGCAACCGTGCCAGTAGCACTTACCCCTGATAACTCAGCGACAAAGTTTGGCGTTTCATTACCTACAAGACCACTGGCAGAAACCCCTGTCAGTTCAATTACAACGCCGCCGCTTAACGCGCTATACGGAGCGGCTGAATAGGGGTTAAAGCCGTACATGGTCTATTAGGTAGTAGCCAAACGCAACAGAGCAGTCGAAGTAGTATTAGAAGGCATAGTCAAAGTAAATGTACCTGATGTAACCGTCTGGGCAGTAAACGTGTGTGCGCTCACTGCTTTATTAGCTTGGGTGCTGTTATAAATCAACACACAGTCAAACGACGAGAACGTCACAGGGCTACCAGCAGAACCATAAACGATACTTGCTGATGGAGTCCAATAAGCCGTACCCGCCGTAGCCGACGCGTTTGCCGATGCAGGAGCCGTTCCATTAGTAACATTTACACCACCAGCCGAATAGTTTGCGCTGGTTACTTCGTTTGTAGCTGTGTAAACCGTGGTCGCCGCATTGATGGTAGCTGTTGTTAAATATAGCGCCGCTTTAAACGTATCTGCGGTAGCAGCTGCACGAATAGGAGCGGTGCCGAAATTGTGCGTTGCCGTCAGGAGTTCAGCCATGAACGATGTGCACATCGATTGAGTATTTGCCATTTTAGTCCTCTACTTAAAAAGATGCGGCAACGGGAACGCCGCTTACATCGTACTTTTTCAACACCATGTCAACAGAACGATGAACAAGTTCACCGTCCAACCAATATTCCACCCAACGGGTAGTTTCATTTTCTGTATCTACTACACCTTCTTTTTTCTCCAAAAGGGAGCTATCCATTTCGCCTTTGGTTGTGCTAATTAACATGTAATCTCCTATGGGAACCGAATTAGTGCAGTTGTTGCCGTGTTTACCGGAATTGTAATAGTGAAGTTAGTCATCGTTTTGTCTGAGCCAAAATCTAATACCGCTACAGATGCGTTGCTTCTTGTTACATTATATATAAGAGCGCCTCTCGCAGTAAGCTGCGAATTAGGCCACACCGCGTTAGCAAAATTTACAAACACCACGCCGTCTGTTGAAGTTCCAATTGTCACTCCAGTTAACGCTATACCACCGGCTGTGTACCCTGTACCTGTAATCTCATTGACCGTTGTATACACCGTTGTGTTGGGGCCAATAGTAGAGAACGCCGTATACAACGCTATTTTCAACGAGTCCGTTGCCAAGTTCTGCCCAGCCTGAATCATCTGCTGTTTGAAACTTGTGGTTAACCCCTGTTCGATAGCCATTACGGATTAACCTTAATTCTTGCTTGGCCATCACGGTACGCATCACCACGATCAAGACCTGTGCCCAGACGATTAAGCTGACCAAGGGCTTCTTTAAATTTGTTTTCGTAGTACGTCATCATGTCCTGCTCGCCCTTCATAAAGATGTAGGCTTCGACTAACGCGCCATACAAAAGTACTGGCGAATAATTATCGCCCAGCCATGAAGAACCGTCAGCATTAATCAGTGTTTGAACAGGAACAGAGAAGCCCGAACCCGCACCAAGCACCGTTGTGCTAGCAGTTAACGAATCCCCAACCGTATAAAACGAGCCGCCACTACGCAAAGTCACTGCCGTAATTGAACCGCCTGAGACAATAATATCTGCTGACGCACCAGAACCTGTACCACCTGTTAACGGCACACGATAGTAGCTGCCATTGGTGTACCCTGATCCGCCAACAATACTGCCCAAAAGACGAATAATGCCTTGGACAATTGATACGGGGTAGTAATAATAGTGCAATTCAATACTGTACCGAGAATTAGGGGTAGGAGCCATCATAAAACTTAACTCGTTAGTGGCTCCCCTGTTTAATACTTCTGGGCCAAACAAAGCGTAATACTTGGGAACACCTGTGTCTGTCGGGCTAGGGTATGCAGCCCTTAAGAAATTAACAACTTTGTTCAACAGGTATTCATAGCTACCAGTTGCATCAATTACCGCCATTGAAAATACCGACAAGAAGTCGGTAGGGCAACTAAGATAAGGGCTGTTAGGCTGAGAAGTACCAGTGACGTTTCTGCGCAGTGGCGGTATCTGAACGGTGTTGTATATCCGCTCTTCTGCCTGAGTGACAAAGACAGGGATATTCGCTACGAAATCAGTCTCGTAGTTCTGAGTGTAATCCTGTATCGTCTGCCAGAGTTCTGCGTAGTTCATTGTAAACTTATTCCTAGCCTACTGTTAACTTAAGCCATCGGGCCGCGAGCCATCAAACCTTTAGTAGCCGCGCCTGTACCGCGAATCTTAATGCCGGTTGTTTTTGTGTTGTCTGCCGCTGGGTCACCTGCGCTTACGCGGTATGTGCCGTGCACGCGTGGATTCATATCTTTAGCTGCTAGCGTGTTTGGGTCTTTACCTTCGTACTGAGCTTTAACTTGGCTTTCAACTGAAATTTTTTCGCCCTTCATAGTATGAGGAGCGGCGTACACAGCCGCTTGGCCCACTTCTTTGCCGCCTTGCTTTTGAGAAAATTTAGCCATGCTGTGCTCCTTAGCCTGTCTTTTGGTTAGCTGCGCGAGACATGCCACGACCCAGACGCATACGGTCTTCAGAAGTCGGGCCACCTTTTTTCAAAGCAAGCTTAGTTTTTTTGCCGCCGTGCTGTTGAGCATCGTGCTGACCCATAGCTTTTTTGAGCATAGCTTTATCTTGCTTCTTGTCCATCTTCATATCTGCTTTAGCATCACTGTGTTTCATGATTTACTCCTATTGAATTGTTACGGTGCCAATTTGTGGTGCTGATGTTAAATAGTTTGGCGTTAATCCAGCATCGTCTGCGCTTGCTCCACCTACTGGGTACCACCCCCACTGAAACACCCGACTACCGCCACTAGGATCGCCGTTTGATTCTTCGGACGAACTAGGTATATTAGTAATTTGTAAACCCGTATAACCCGCTTGATAATAGCTCAAATCAGGTCGTGGCTCACGAATACCTTGCGGATCGTCTACTGGATACATGCCCAAAGACAACTGTGGATGATCTGGATCCCAACATGTCGGACAAACCAAGAGATTGTATGTCTTGGTCTTAATAACTTCTTTCTTTAATTGCGTCAGTTTGTACCGCATCCCACAACGGTCACATTCGGCAATTGCATTTTTGCCAGATGCAAACCTATTACCCATTATATTCCGCCCCCTATGAACATCTGACGCGGCACAAATCTAACCGCCGCTCTATCCTGATCTTCATTGGCTGCATTCTGCCAAGCTTCGTCATACTGCTGTTTAAGTATGTCCAACCGCGACATGCCTTCTGGAATCTTTAATGCTACGTAGTACGCCAAGCCGGCAACCAAACATGGCACAAACCTAAACGGCACATCCATTGTCTTGGTGCCGCCTGAGCCTGCATCTTGAATACGGCGCATGCGCCAGTAAACGAACTGATACGTATTAGCTGAATCCGGCGTAGGCCAGACTGTGATGCTTTGTTTCTGAACGTACTGAATTGCTGCACCAGTAGCGTGTGTTGCGGCTGTTGTACCGTCTTGCGCCCGAACGCAATTTAAAAGGTACGCTGGGGCTGTCCCAGTAGCTGCTTGCACTTCGTTAAAAACAATTAACTCTGCCCCGATTTGCACAAACCCTGCATTAGGAACGCCTACCAAACTTGTAATAGGAATACTTGTTGCTGTTGCCGATATCGTGCTTTGTACTGTTCCTGCCAACGTAGACGAACCACCTGTTAAACGCTGTACCCAAACCTGAATAGGACGGCCTTCAGCTAGTTTGTTTGGGATTGTGGCGTAGGTTGAGACGCTAATACGCGTAATCGTTAAATCAGCTTGGTTGCTCGGGCTGTTGGCATTAGTACGAATAACGTGATCGAGCAAATCAACAGTATCGTCAGGTAGTGCATAAGTTGGTTGCCCCTGTACTAAAGTAATGACGTTCTGCTCAAACGTCCACATATTCACGCCACGATTAGCCCAATCCGCAAACAACAAATTCATCGACCTACGGGCTGTCTTTAAGTCATATCCGGTACGCAACTGCCCCCCAGCACGTTCGAAAGCTTCTTCTACGTACTCGTTAAGGTCAAGACTAAATGTTGCTGAACCGGATGTGGCCATTATCTAAACCCTGCTGTTTTCTTTGCGATACTCTTAGGTTGGGCTACAAACTGCTTTCCTGCTTTCTTCCCTACCCGCTTTGCCTTCGTCGTGGCGGCATACTCTGCTGGGCTTAATGCCTTGATTGCCTTTTCCGGGAGATACCTCTCTCCGGTCTTTGACGACGGCTTTCCGCTTTTGGTTCGCCATTTCTGATCTCCCCAATTTTTAAGCGACTGTTGCGGGGCTTTCACGCTAGTCCCTGTACCCGCCGCCAGCAGCTTTGTACTTCTTAGCAACCAACTGCGCTTTACGCGCTGACCACTGCCCTGCACCTGTGCCATGCGTTGCTGCAGCTTTTACTTGGCTAACAATACGTTTGCGCAAGCTTGGCTTGGTGTAGTTACCGGCAGCATTAACCTTCCCACCCTCTTTGTATTGGGTGAAGTCGGTGTCGTCCCTACGCTCTTTACGTTGGGGCTTAGGCATTTTGGATGGGCTGATTGCGCCCATCCCGCGTGAGGCCATCATTAGCAGTAGCCGCCGCTTTTTTTCATTGTGATCTGCTTGGCTTTAGTTTTGCCTTTAGAAGCAATACCGTCAGCCGACTTGTGACCAGCAGCCAAACCGCCTGAAGCCATCTTTTTCATAGCCACGCCACCTTTGTTCATTGGCATCTTGTCTTTCTTACCAGCTGCTTCTTTTTTCTTCATCATTGCCATAAAACCGGGATTCATTTTCGAAGCCATATCGCCACCTTGTTTAAAAGATTTACCTTTGTCCGCCGCAGCGAACTCCTTACCCACAGATTGCTTAACTCCAACTTTTTTTGCAAAGGAAGGGTTGTGGGCAACCGCTTCCATAAAGTTATGCTGCTTTTTGCTAGTGCTAGGCATTACTTGCCTCGAATAAATTTTTGAACAGTTTCAGTTTCGTATATACGAATCCCTGTCCAAATAATTGTAAACAATGCTGCTATTGAAGGAAGTACGTCCATCAAAGTACCAAGAACGGTCATAACAGATAAAGCGTCTACAGCAGTTTTAGTGGCTTCTTGAGGATTAATCATGTCAGCACTTCCATGCACGTAGTGATTTGTTAATACGACTGTT